AAACTCTTTAAATATCAAGAACTTAGGAGTTACCTAGTAAATAAGAATGATTCTCAGTAAAAGGAGGTGTGCACTGAAGCCCTATGTAGTACTAATCTGTTCACTTTAGCCTCTAAAGAGTACAAAGTACTTGACTTTTTAGAAAAAATATGCTATAATAAATGTATTAAGAACAAACTATGTAGAAACTAAATACAATAATCATAATAATAATTCTTAAATAATTTAAAACTACATAGATAGTAAGGAGAAACACAAAAGTGTCCTTAGAAGCTCAAGGTGTTACCCTGTCCCCCTCTAAAAAGAGAGGCAGGCCCAGAAAAGCTGATGTCGAATCCAAGAAAAAGCGAGGCGTGGTAGGCCGTCCTCCCGGCGAAGCAGCAAGAATTAAAGAATTTTATGCACGACTGCTGTCCACCAGCGGAGAAAAGGTCATAGAGACTGTGCTCCGCAAGGCAATGGACGATACCGACAAGGATCAGGTGGCGTGCTTGAAGATGTGTATTGATAGGTTGTTGCCAATCAGTCACTTTGAAAAAGATAAGGCTGGAAGGAGCAACGCTATTCAAGTACAAATTGTTACCACAGGTACACCTAAGATAGCTACTGAGTCTTTAAACTACGAAGTCATTGACGTAGACTCAGAGGAACAAGAAAATGGCTAACCTTAGAGTTGAGCTGCACCCTAAGCAAACAGAAGTATTTAATGACGGGCATCGATTTAAAGTAGTAGCCGCTGGAAGACGGTTTGGAAAGTCTAGGCTTGCAGCTTGGACGCTTATTATCGAAGCACTAAAGTCAACAGAAAAGGATGTGTTCTATGTTGCTCCAACTTTTCAGCAAGCTAAAGACATTATGTGGACGGTTCTTAAGGACCTTGGACACGAAGTTATCAAATCTGTTCACGAGAACACGGCGGTAATAACTTTAATAAATGATAGAAAGATTTATCTTAAAGGTTCTGACCGTCCAGATACAATGCGAGGTGTGGGCTTAGCGTATGTCGTAGTTGACGAGTACGCTGACATGAAGCCCCAAGTGTTTGAGCAGATTCTTAGGCCAGCGTTATCAGATGTAAAGGGTGGAGCACTGTTCATTGGTACACCGAAGGGCAGGAATCACTTCTATGAGTTATATCAGATGGCTCAGAGGGACGAAGATGAAGACTGGGTATCGTTTCACTTTACTTCTTTTGATAACCCTCTACTCGATCCTAAAGAGATTGAGGCTGCAAAGAAGTCAATGTCTTCCTTCAGTTTTAGACAGGAATACCTTGCTAGTTTCGAGGCCGCACAGTCAGACCTATTTAAGGATGAATGGATTAAGTATGTTGATTCTGATGATACTCCTAATGACGGTGCTTATTACATCGCTGTTGATTTGGCTGGCTTTGAAGATGTAAGTAAACAAGCTTCTAATAAAAAGAAAAATCTTGATGAATCAGCAATAGCAGTAGTTAAGGTTTGTGAAGATGGTTGGTATGTCGATACTATAGTGGCGGGTAGATGGGATATCAAAGAAACAGCAGACAAGATTTTAGAAACAGCAAGAAGTTACGATGTGAGATTGGTAGGTATAGAGCGAGGAATGGCAAAGAACGCCGTACTCCCGTACCTACAAGACTTGATGAGAAGGAAGAATTATTTCTTGTCAGTGATAGATCTGACTCATGGGAACAAGAAGAAGACGGACCGTATAGTTTGGGCATTACAGGGACGCTTCGAGCATGGAAGGATTAAGTTAGTTAGAGGCGAGTGGAATAAATCTTTTGTGGACCAGCTTCTAAACTTTCCTAACCCACAAATCCATGATGACTTAATTGATGCATTAGCCTACATCGATCAGATTGGTATCACAGAGTTTACTGATATGATGGATGAAGAAGAGTACGAAGCACTAGACCCTATCTCAGGATATTAACATGGCAATAGCTAGACTATTTGACGGTTTTATTCCAGCAGACCTTTTAGCAGAAACAGGAAAGTTTCGCAGAGGTCTGTTTGAGTTTGAAGACAAACCAGCAAAACTAACTCGCCCTGAAATTATTGGTGGTGAAAAAGCTTTGATGAACTATATGTCCAAAGCCTCCGAAGATGAGATGGAGCTAATGGATTCTAGTATGAAGCTTGCCAAGGACATGGCTAAACGTGGGGCTACTTTTGAGGATCAAGTAGCACGCACTGGAATGGGTATTGGCCCAGATGAAAAACTAAGGTTTGAGATTCCAGACACAGACGCACGCTTGCGTATGCCTACTGATATGTTTGAAGAAGGCGAAGTCTATCGAGTTCAGGATGTACTAAGCCATCCAAAACTTTATGAGTTTTACCCAGACCTTGCTAACAAGCAGGTAAGGATTATTAATCAACCAGATAAACCAATGTCCTTTGGGGCGTATAACTTAGATAGCCAAACCATTGACTTAAATGTAGGCTCAATGCCTTTTATTGATCAAGATCCAGTTGCTGTTATTTCTGGTTTGCTTCACGAGTCTCAGCACTACGCACAACAAATAGAACGATTCTTACAAGGAACAAGTAAGAATAAGTTTCTTAAAAAGTACACAAACAAATCTTGGGAGCAGGCATCTAAAGCTGACAAAGAAAAAGCTACTAGAGATTATTTAAAGTCTTATGGAGAAGCTGAAGCACGTAACGTACAGCTTCGCTTTGAAGACCCGTTCTTTGCTCGGACTAGCGGCTCAAAAGATAAAACCAAAGGCAAAGTGTTTCCTGCCACAATGGGACAAGATAGAGATACGATGGCTGCTTTCAATCGTCCTCTAGGCCCAACAGAATTTATTAGTAACGAAGGCGCACCACTAGATGCACGCCTTGAGTATACCAACCCGTTTCCTAGCACAGTAGAGGATATGTAATGGCTGACTTCCAAGAAGACCCAGTATCTGAATCAGACAAAGAACTTGTCGAGTTTATTATTAGTCATTGTGATCGCTGGCGTGAGTACAAAGAAGTAAATTACGAAACCAAGTGGGATGAGTACGAGCGTTTGTACTACGGCATCTGGGCTGATGAGGACAAGACTCGTGAGTCCGAGCGTTCTAAAATTGTATCTCCAGCAATTAGACAAGCCGTTGAAAATAAAACCTCAGAGATTATTGAGGCTACTACTGGACGTGGAGAGTTCTTTGAAATTTATGATAACGCTGGTGACCTTCAAACTTTAGATGTTGAAGACACCAAGAAAAAACTACACGAAGACTTAAAGAAAGACAAGACCCCGCAGGTATGGGCTGAAGTAGACCGTAACGCTGAAATCTATGGCGTTGGTTTTGCAGAGATTCAAGTTAAAAATATTATTGATTTAATTCCTACAATGCAGTCTTTGCCTGATGGACAAACTGCTGCGGTTGGGGTTATTGAACAAGATCGTATTGCTATCACAACTAAGTCTATTCACCCACGTAATATGTTGTGGGACCCTAATGCTGATAGTTTGTACGAAGGACTAGGCTGTGCGGTTGAAGAGTACACAAGTCTTTTTAAAGTTGTTAAAGGCATTGAAGATGGGATTTACAGAAAAGTTAATATTGGTCCTGAGTATAGTGATAATAGTCTTGAGCCAACACAGTTGGATACTCTCTACCAAGAAGACAAAGTACGAATACTACGTTACTACGGGTTAGTACCACGAGAGTATTTAGAGCAAATTGAAAATGAAGGGCAAGAAGTTGCTGATCTATTCCCAGAAGACAGCGATGCTGATAAGTATTCTGACTTAGTAGAGGCTGTTGTTGTTATTGCAAACAACCAATACCTATTAAAAGCAGAAGCTAATCCCTACATGATGAAAGACCGTCCTGTTGTCTCGTATACTCCTGAGACAGTTCCGGGAAGGTTAGTAGGTATTGGTACAGTTGAAAAGGGCTACAATATGCAAAAAGCTATTGACGCTCAACTCCGTAGTCATCTGGACTCTTTAGCACTGACTACGGCCCCTATGATGGCAGCTGATGCTACAAGGTTACCTCGTGGTGTAAACTACAAGGTTCAGCCCGGAAAGACCCTACTTACCAACGGTAATCCTAACGAGATTCTGTTCCCGTTTAAGTTTGGTTCTACAGACGCAAGCAATATTACTACTGCTGCAGCGTTTGAAACCATGTTGTTGCAGGCTACTGGTACGTTAGATAGTCAAGCAATGACCCGCTCTGTAGCTTCTGGAGAGGCTGGTGGAGCTTCTATGTCCTTGGCGATGTCTTCTATCATTAAGAAGAATAAGCAGGCTTTGATGAACTTCCAAGATGACTTCTTAATTCCTATGATTAAGAAGATTGCTCATCGTTATATGCAGTTTGATCCAGAGCGTTATCCTAGTCGTGACTTTAACTTTACCCCTGCCTCGACTCTAGGCATGGTAGCTAGGGAGTACGAGCAACAGCAGTTCATTGGATTGCTTCAAACCCTTGGTCCTGACAGCCCTGTCCTGCCTTTGGTCTTAAAAGGCATCATCAAAGGCTCCAGTCTGTCTAACAAAGAAGAGTTGGCTACAGCTCTTGACCAGATGAGCCAGCCTAACCCACAGCAGCAGCAGATGGCGATGGTACAGCAGCAGGGTCAAATACAGCTCCTACAGGCTCAGATTGCTGAGCTTCAAGGCAGGGCACAAGAAAGCCAAGCCAATGCTCAAGAAAGCCTTGCAAGGGCTAATAAGGCTGTAGTAGAAGCCCAGCTCATGCCTGAAAAGCTCCGGGTTGACGTGGTTCAGGCTGCGGCTAGCAATCTTGATGGGTCTATGCAGGGAGAGTTCGAGCGCCGTGTCAAGGTAGCAGACCTGATTCTTAAGGAGCGGGAGCTAGAGACCAAGGAAAACATCGTAGAAACCCAAATGCAAAGAAAAGTTCAGTAACCTCTTGACTTTTCTATAAATTTATGGTATAATAGATACATATGTTGTAGAAATACAACACAGTCCTAGTGAGGAGAAACTGTGGATAAAGAACTCCAAGCCTACTATGAGGCTAGATTTGACATGATGACTTCTAAAGGCTGGCAGGATTTACTAGAAGACCTGCAAAAAGTAGCCGAAGTCTCAAAAGACATAGAAAAATGTAACAGCGTAGAAGACTTATACTACGCTAAAGGACAGATGGATATCCTAAACTTTATCTTTCAACTCAAAGAAGCATCTGAAAGTGCTTACGAGGAGTTATCAGAATGAAGCGGATATTTGAATTTAGATGTGCTAAGGATCACCTTAGCGAAAAGTTTGTAGATGATGAGGTTCGTTCTATAGAGTGTCCTCATTGTCGCAATGAAGCTTCTCGTATTATCTCGTCACCCCGTATCAGTCTGGAGGGCATCACAGGTGCGTTTCCTTCAGCACATGAAGCGTGGGCTAGAAAGCACGAAGAAGCAACTAGAGTCGCTTACAAGAAACAGCAGAGCTGATTCCAAGTGACATTTTAAATTTCCTAGAATCCATTGTGGACAGGAGGATAATGTGGCAGCATCTTTTACAGAAACGCAAGAAGAGTTATTTGAAGCAAGTGATATTACTCAGCAAGAAACTCAGCCAGTAGCTGAAGAACCTCAAGCTGAAGTAGTACAGGAACAATCTACAGAAGAACAACCTGTAGTAGAAAATGTTCCTACCAAGTACAAGGGCAAGAGTCTTGATGAAATTATCAAGATGCACCAAGAAGCTGAGAAGCTAATTGGTAGACAAGCCCAAGAAGTTGGTGAAGTACGGAAACTTGCTGATGAACTTATCAAGCGACAACTCGACACAAAGCCAAAAGCTGAAGAGGTAGCCACAAAAGAAGACGAGATCGACTTCTTCGAAGATCCTAAGAAGTATGTAAACAAAGCAGTAGAGCAACACCCAGCAGTTAAAGAAGCTAAAGAACAAGCTTTTGAGAGTAAGAAGATTCAAGTATTAAATCGTTTACAGTCAGAGTTTCCTGACTTTGAACAGACAGTAACAGACCCTGCTTTTGCAGAATGGATTAAAGCTTCGCCAGTTCGCACACGGTTATACGCCGCAGCTGACGCAAGCCTTGACTATGATTCAGCAGCAGAGTTGTTAAATACTTGGACCTACGTAAAACCAAAAGCACCACAGCAGCCTCAGCCTACGCCCGAAGTCAAGGCAGCGCAAAAGGCAGCTGTTAAAGCAGCTACTGTTGATGTTGGTTCTAATGCGGCAGCACCTACATCTGCTAAGGTTTATCGAAGAGCGGACTTAATCCGACTACAACTGGAAGACCCTGATCGTTATTATCAGCTACAAGATGAAATTATGGCTGCTTACGCTTCGGGTCGAGTTAAATAACTTAAATCTAAAGGAAATTCAAAATGGCTCTCGGTACTGATCACGTAACAAAAACAACAGCGGATAAATTTATCCCTGAAATTTGGTCTGATGAAATCATCGCTGCTTACAAAAAGAACTTGGTTGCTGCTAACCTGTTCTCTAAAATGTCT